ATTCTGATTGTCTGTGCTGGTGCTGTCTGTGATGCCTTCTCTATGAGTGCTTCCATGTCTTTCTTACTGACAGATCCACCACTAGATCCTCCATCTTTCTTCTTGCTTGACGTTTGAACGCCAAAAGTAGCTAAAGTTCCTGTGAAGACCGAAGCTATAAAGGTCGGATCAATTTTTTGTTCTTGTTTGTAACCAGGTATTTCAACGTAGTTCAAAGTTAAGATCCCTGCAGACCATACAAGAATACCAAGTCTAACAAAGGTAGATAGGATTAGGAGCTGCTCTTCCTTATCATCTGCTGCTTCTTTTATTTTACCGAGGATACCTTTCTTCTCCTCCTTCTTTACTTCTGCCATAATGATAGAGTGACTTCATTATATAGTCTTTACTCAAAATTGGGTCTTCTCCTAGAAGAGATAATTGTAACTCATCTGCATCTATGTACACATCATCTTTCTCTTTACGACAATGTAACCAGTAGTATGTACCGTCTTTTCTCTTGAAAAAGTAACTGGTATTATGTGAGTCAAGAGTAAACAGAGCAACGACATGAGGGTATTCTATCTTACGATTAGGGTCTGGTCTACATGACTTACCCATGTCAGCATACATGGGTCTTGTACCACTGCCATGAGGTGTGGGTAAGTTTCTCCCATGGTCTCCAAATAAATCGTAACCTTTAGCCAAGTTTCTTTATCTGTGCAAAAGAAGTCTTCTGATACTTCTTTATTTTTTTATATTTCTTTACCAACTTAGCAATTTCTTCCTTGTTGACTCTGAGTTTTGGTTCTTCCTCACTCATTTTGTCTCCTCTATCGCTTCCTTGATAATTCTTTTGAGTTGTTTACCCTTCTTACCAAGACCAACACTAGAGTCTATCTTTACTTTGACCCAGTAAAGACCTATAAGAACAAGTGTAAAAGGAATAGCATCTGCCCATGAGATCTCATTCCATGCTTCTACTACATTTAGTACAATAAAATTAGTCACGTTGCCTCCAATCATCTGACCTTTCCTGATGGAACCAGTCTACGACTTCATCAGGTGAACCGAAACCCCTACGATGGTTACTTGAATCGGGGTCTCCTATATTCAAGTTATTCAGAAAAGACTCGTTTGGATTTGTACTCATCCGACGAGCCTTACTTAGCATACCTCTCGCAGAGGTGTTTACTTTCGCTAATTTCTGTGCCCATATCATGTCTTCCATACTAACCTCTGTACCTGAGGCGATGTCCTTACAGATTGCTTGCAATCTGAGACGATATTGGGTTGATAGCATTTATTAGAATGGTGAGGATGGTAGAGAAGGCACAGCAGGACCTGTAACGTCAGGTATAGCACCTTTCAATGCACCACCTGCTAACCCACCTGAAACCTGTTCCAGTATCTGAGTTTTTGCCTTCTCTATCAAGGCATCTTTATTTAGATAAAGGTATCCACCTGCCCCAACAATTGCTAGGACACCGACACCAGACACAATTGCTATTGCGTTGACAATTTTTTGCATAATGTTTCTACTAATTGATCTGCACACTCATATATAGCACGATTATTTGCCTCCTTACCACGATACTTTGAGAAGTATTTCATGACTATAGGTAACACTTCTTTTCTAAGTTGTTCTTCCATTGATAAAATGTTCAGCATCTACAACTGCCAAGGGTTTCTTTCCATTCTTCTTGATGAAGACGATAGGTTCATGATCACCTGAGTTTGCCTGTGCCTGTGCATAGGCATCCCATATGTTCAACTTCTCTTGGTTCTTACATTCTATACTGTATGGAAACTTTTGTCTAGCATCTCGTGCCATTATCAGGTCTTCACCACCTGCACCCATACTTCTAGACTCTATGTCCTCTGGGTGTATATTCCTGTGTTCAATGAGTTGATCTCTTACCCACTGCTGTAGTTTTCTTCCCTTTGCTTTTGCTGATTGTGGTTTCATGAGTAATACTTAGGGTCAATATCAATAAGGTGATCCCATTCTTCTTTACCTTTGACTATTTTATCTGTGTCAACAAAAAAAGATTGTATGCATATCCTAGCTTCATCACCTGCTTTATAATAATGCCATGATTTAGGTAGATTATTAAAAGAAAATACTTTATTTGGTTTCCATGGCACCTCTAACTCATACTCATTTGATTCAAAGGGTGTATTACGTAATTCATAATCATCATACTCTGAATCATTTTTACATAGTATAGTTCCAAAAGTCTTAGGTGGATTTATGTATAACACTGACGTAAAGAACCTTGCGTCATAGTCACAATGCATTGGCATGGTATAATTAGGTGGACATACTGCCCAATGCATTATCTTCTTTACATTTTTAGGAGGTTCTCTGAACCTTTTCAATTCTTTATGAAGAACATTAGTCTCTGGTAATATATCTTCATCTAACCATCGTATCCACTTACCAGAAGGTGTCAATCCTTCTCTATTATGGTACGCTTTCATCTCAGAATTTGCCTTGCCTTTTATCTCAGCCCACCTTTCGGGTGACAAAAAATTTTCAACAGTTAGATACTGCCAAGGGTCATAACTTAATTTCACTGAATACATTACAGTCTTTCACTTACAATATCTATAACATATTTTGCTATCGTCTTATGTCCTTCCACAGAAGGGTGTCCATCATTAGGTATTCTATCAAATTCAATTGTTGAAACTTTAGGGCATATGTATGCGAAATGCATATCATACTTGTTATCAGTGGATTCGGGTTTCAATTGTGTACTAAAAAAAGATTTTTTTTCTCGTCCAACTGATGCAACGTAAGACTTCAATGCATTGTATATAATATTCTCTTTAGTTTTTCCATAATGATCATTATAAACTCTTCTCAATCCAAAATCGATCCACTCTGCAAACTTAGGTCCTTCCTCTGATCCCCACCGTCTTACACATCTGTCCATGATTTCCGATTTTGGTAATTTGGTCAGTGCCGATGCACATTTTATCCACTTTTTCAATTTGATATCATAAAATTCAGATCTATTTGAATTTGTAAGTTGTAAAAAATAAAAGTCATAAACCTCAGAAGGATCATCAAGGAGATGCCTCATAACTCTATCATTAGAAGCACCACCAGTAGCTAAATTTATTTCTTCAGCACCAAAATGATCACATACTATTCTTGACCACCTTACATCTTCTGGTACTATACCTATTTTTTTTAAACCACCACCATATGTAAAAGAATCACCGTCAAAATAAAATTTCATCTATAATTTGAATCCACTGAATGCATTCTTCTTCATATCTTGTTTGATACCTCCCACTACGTATGACTCAACCTCAGTTTCTTGTGGTGCTACCTGCAGACCCTTAGAACTTATCCAATGTTCTGTCCATGGTAGTGGATTGTTTCTTATAGGTGCATCGTATAATGGAGTCAAACCTATCGCTCTCATTCTCTTGTTCGCTATCCACTCTACATATTTGACTAACAATTTGTCATTCAAACCTATCATAGTGCCATCTTTGAATAGGTATTGTGCCCACTCCTTCTCCTCACTCACTGCGTTTGCAAACATATTGATCACTGTTTGCTCCTCTTCCTTCATAATCTCTTGCATCACAGGGTCATCTCCCTTCTGCCATGCCTTGATCATCTGTTGTGTCAATACAGTATGTTGGTTTTCATCTCTGGCAATGAGTGATATAATTTTTGCAGACCCTTCCATGAGCTTGAGTTCGCCAAAAGCAAAAGAGCAAGCAAAACTAACATAAAAGCGGATCCCTTCAAGAATGTTGACATTAGATACAGCAAGATAAAGTTTTCTTTTCAATTCCTTCTCTTCATAAGAAGCATTAGGACTGTCCCACTCAGGTCTCCACCAGTTGCTCTGTCCATACTCTTGTGCTGCATTTATAAAGTCATCATATGCTGCAGTCACTGACTTAGCACGAGATAATATCTTCTCATCATCAAGTATCTTATCAAAAACCTCAGATGGATTAGAATAAACATTCTTGATAATATAAGTGTATGATCTACTATGAATCATCTCCATAAACTGCCATACATTCATAGCACCCTCCAACTCAGGCAGTGCACAGTATGGTGCGAATGCCATACCAGGTCCTCTACCTTGAACTGAGTCAAGAAGAATTTGATACTTCAAATTAGAAGTAAATATATGCTTCTGTTCTGGACGTAGAGATTGATAGTCACCACGATCTTTCTGTAAAGACACCTCTTCTGGTCTCCAGAAATACCCAAGCATCTGTGTTGTGAGTTTGTCAAACACAGGATACTTATAAGAATCATACCTTTGTACACCTAAAGGTTTACCAAAAA